AGGAGACCAGTCCCATCCCATCGTGCGTGGTCGCGAAATTCGAGATTTTTTGAAACGGAGATTTTGTGGAATTAAACGTAAAAACTTTTTTAATTGCTGATCTTGAACTTGACCAAGAGAACGTGAGAAAACACTCACCTAAAAACCTTGAATCCATTAAAGCCTCCCTAAGAAAGTTCGGACAAGTAAAGCCTATAGTGCTCCACCGACAAAAAGTCGTAGCCGGTAACGGAACTTTGCGCGCCGCAAAAGATCTTGGCTGGAATCAAATCGACGCTGTCTCTCTTCCCGAAGATTGGGATTATCAAAAAGTAAAAGCCTATGCGATCGCCGATAACCGAACTGCCGAACTTGCAGATTGGGATATTGAACTTCTATCTTCTCAACTTGAAGAACTAAAAGAATATGGTTTCGATTTAGAGGACACAGGGTTCGATGATTTCTCTTTAAATAACATGGTGCGTGTTTCTGAATCAAAAGAAAAAGGATCTACTGATCCTTATAAAGAGTGGATTGGTATGCCCGATTTTGAATCGGAAGATAAGAACGCCGCATTTAGAGTTGTCGTTAGATTTAAAAGTGAGGTAGATGCCGATGACTTTTTTAAAATAATTGATCGACCTAAAAAGTCTGCTTTATGGTGGCCGGAAGATGATGGTTTTGTAGGATCAACTGTTAAAGAACAATACATTAATGTAGAGGAATAATGGTTAATCCAAGATTCCCTATTTATATTCCGTCTAAGAGTCGAGCCGATACGGCAACCACTCCTAGATTTTTAGATTCTATTAATGTTCCTTACAGGTTAGTTATAGAAGAACAACAATACGATTCTTATGCACAATTCTTTCCTAAAGAAAAACTTTTAATCCTAGATCCTATTTACCAAAAAGATTATGACACTTTTGATGATTTAGAAGATTTAAAATCTAAAGGTCCAGGACCAGCACGAAACTTTATTTGGGATCACTCTATAAAAGAGGGTCACGATTGGCATTGGGTTATGGATGACAACATAACTTTATTTGCTCGCTTTCATCAAAACCAGAGAATCCCTGTAGGTGACGGAACTTGTTTTTACGCTATGGAAGATTTTGTTTTACGTTACGAAAATATTGGTATGGCTGGACCCGACTATTGGATGTTCACTCCGTCAAGATCTAAACTTCCTCCTTATCTAATTAACACTCGCATTTATTCTTGTAACTTGATCCGAAACGATTTACCTTATAGGTGGCGTGGAAGATACAACGAGGACACAGATTTAAGTTTGCGTATGTTAAAAGATGGTTGGGCAACTGTACAATTTTATGCTTTCTTGCAATATAAATTAACAACTCAAACTTTAAAGGGTGGTAATACTGAAGCGTTCTACGCCGAAGAGGGAACTTTACCTAAATCTAAAATGCTTGTAAAAATGCACCCCGATGTAACTAAACTTGTTTGGAAGTTCGGGAGATGGCATCACTATGTTGATTACAAGCCTTTTAAAAATTTAGGGCTAATTCGTAAAAAGAATTTCGTTCTTCCAACTGATAATGTTTATAAGATGAAAAAGGTTTCAAGACCTAAGAACGCAAAGAGTTAAATATGGCACCGAGAGGTAGACCACCTAAACCTGTAGAGCAGAAACGTTTAATCGGTAATCCAGGAAAAAGACCTTTACCGGAAACTTCTAATCTTATTCTTCTTCCGGCTGTTAATGAAATACCTAAACCTAGTAGAAAACTTTTTCAATATGGGCAGGAACTTTGGGATCGTGTATGGACAATGGGTCATACTTGGATAAGTTATTCCACCGATCTTGATCTTCTTCTAATAGTTTGCGAGCAGTTAGATGAACGCGCTAAACTTAGAACCCTTGTTTGGAATAGTGGTCGTAACGATGAAAGAAAAGCGTTAAGGCAATTAGAAAAACAAATTGTAGAAAACCTGAGTTTATTAGGGTTCACTCCTACCGATCGCAGTAGACTTGGGATCGCTGAAGTTAAAAAACTATCTAAACTAGAGGCGTTGCGTGCAAAATACCAAGAAGATTAAAGGTTTCCCTCCAGCGTGGCTTTCCGAAGTTGCTAAGAAAAATTTAAACGCCGGTAAAGGTGAGCAGATAAGTGATTTCGTAAATACATTTTGTATTCAAACTAAAGACACAGTTGCAGGTCGAGCCGGAAACAAAATCGTATTGCGTGATTGGCAAAAAGAACTTTTAAATCATATTTTTGCTATAGAAAAAGATAAATTAAAACATAGAACTGCCCTTGTAGGCATGGCTCGAAAAAATGGAAAATCGGCTTTATCTTCCGGTATTGCTTTATGGGGTTTATTCATGGGAGAGAACGGAGGCGAAGTTTATTCTTGCGCCGCAGATAAAGATCAAGCGCGAATTGTTTTCGGTGATGCAAAAAAGATGATCGAAGCCGAACCAGATTTATTTAATCAAGTGAAACTTTATAGAGATGCAATAGAAGTTCCGGCAACCGGATCAATCTATAGAGCGCTTTCTTCTGAAGCATTTACTAAAGAGGGTTTAAGTCCATCGTTAGTTATTTATGACGAACTACATGCCGCACCTAATCGAGAACTTTTCGATGTTATGCAACTTGGTATGGCCGCAAGAAAATCACCAATGCTTTTAGCAATAACAACAGCAGGAGTAAAAGCCGACAACTCCGGTCAAGATTCGATTGCTTATAACCTTTATCAGTACGGACAAAAAGTTATTAGAGGAGAAGTAGAAGATCCAACATTTTTTATGGCATGGTGGGAAGCCGAAGCAGAAGCCGATCACCATTTAACTGAAACGTGGATAAAAGCAAATCCAGGGTTCGGTGATTTAAACGATCCGGCAGATTTTGAATCAATGGTTAAAAAAACTCCCGAATCAGAATTCAGAACTAAGAGATGTAATCAATGGGTTTCAAGTCAGCAAGCGTGGCTTCCTAACGGCGCTTGGGATCAGTTAGCCGAAAAGAAAATGGTTACCTCAGAAACGGAAATAGTTTTAGGCTTCGATGGTTCTTTCTCCGGTGATGCTTCAGTAATTATGGGAGTTACTTTAGAAGAAACTCCTCACATATTTGTAGTTAAAGCGTGGGAAAAACAACCGGAAGATTTAGACAATTGGCGCGTAGACACCTTAGATGTTGAAAATACAATTCTAGAATTTTGTGGAAAACATAAAGTCAGGGAAGTTGCTTGCGATCCTTTCAGGTGGCAAAGATCTATGCAAGTTTTACAAGAAGCAGGAATTCCTATAGTCGAGTGGCCATCAACTTCTGCTGCACGCATGATTCCGGCGTGTGCAAAGTTTTATGATGCAGTTGTAAATAAACGAATAACTCACGACGGAAACCCTTTACTAACTCGCCATATTTCAAACGCAGTTGTTAAAACCGATCGACTAGGACCAAGAATCGTAAAAGAACACAGAGGGTCACCACGCAAGATAGATGCCGCAGTTGCGAGTATCATTGCATTAGATAGAGCAACTGTTTCGAGAAACGATGAAAATGTTTCTCTTCCTGCTTTTTATGTGGTTTAGGAGTTAGATGGCAATAATTTTACAAATCGTAGGTGCAACAATTTTAACAATCGGGGTCGGGACAATTTCGATTCCTGCTGGCATAATATTAAGTGGTGTTAGTTTAATTTTATTCGGCTTGGCTTATGAGAGACGTGGTTAATGTTAGGTAACTTATTCAGTAAAACAGAACAACGTTCTATAAGTTTTCAATCAATCTGGGGATCAGGCGACACGTTGGCCATGACCACAGTTGCCGGAACAAACATAGATGAAAACACGGCCATGCAAATTACGGCTTTTTATTCTTGCGTACTTTTAATTTCTGACACGATTTCAACTCTTCCGATGGATGCCTTTGTTAGAAGAGACGGAACTCGTGTTCCTTATCGTCCACGCCCAGAGTGGGTTATGCAACCAGATGTAGAACTTGCCCGATCAGAACATTATCAACAACTTCTTGTTTCTCTTCTCCTTGATGGAAACGCTTTTGTAAGAATCTTTAGAGATAACCGAGGAGATGTAATTAACTTAGTTGTTCTTGATCCTTTAAAAGTTGAAGTAACAAGAAATCCTGTAACAAGAGAAATTGCGTATCGTTACGAAAACGAAAGAGATAATTTAATTTCAAAAGACGAAATGTTGCATCTTACTGAATTAAGGAAACCTGGAGATGCTAGAGGACTTTCAAGAGTTACAGAATTAAAACAAAATCTAGGATTATCTAGCGCACTTCAAGAATTCGCCGCAAGATTTTTCGGATCAGGCGCGAACCTTGGTGGTTTAATCGAACACCCTGCACAATTAACTCGTGAACAATCTAAAGATCTAGCCGATTCTTTTAGAGGACTTCATAAAGGATTAAGAAAATCACATAAAGTCGGTGTTCTTTCCGGAGGCGCTAAGTTCACAAAAACAGAAGCCGCACCAGACGAAGCACAAATGCTTGAATCTAGAAGATTAGCAATCGAAGAAGTAGCAAGAATATTTAGAGTTCCACCTCACATGATTGGAATAACTACCCCTGGAGCGATGTCTTACGCATCAGTGGAACAAAACAATATTAACTTTGTTACACACACGTTAAGACCTTACATAACAAAGATAGAAGAATTTTATTCAAGACTTCTTCCTAACGATGCGTTCCTAAGAATAAACGTCGATGGTTTATTGCGTGGCGATTTTGCTACACGCATGCAAGGTTATTCAATCGGTTCACAAGCAGGATTCCTTTCAATAAATGACATTAGAAGATTCGAAGATTTAACTCCGGTAGATTCCGGAGATGTTTACAGAGTGCCATTAGCAAACGTAAATCTTGCCGCAGCAGATTTAGTAGAAACCGATAAAAAAGTTGCTATGGCACAAAAACTTGTAATCTCCGGTTTCGATCCTACGGAAACTTTAAAGGCTCTAAATCTTCCAGCAATTATGCACACCGGAGTTCCATCTACACAACTTCAACCGGTTGCACAAATTGATCCTAATGCGCCTACAAGTGTTTATAAGGTAGATTAAATGAGTTTATTTTCAGGACAAACTTCAGTAGGAACTGCCGCAACTCTAATCGATGGGATCGCTTACAATAATCCTGTTTTATTACATATTCACAATAACGATAATACGGATGCTGTTTATATTGGTGGACCAGACGTAACAACTTCTAATGGTTTAAAGTTAGTAAAAGAAGAGTCTTTAGAAATAACTTTGCATCAAGCAAATACAATTTATTGTGTATCTACCAAATCAGGACATACTGTTTCGTGGATTGCGCAGAAACTCTAATGCCATATTTTATAACAGATGAATCAGCAGATTGCTCAGGATGGGCAACTATTAAAGATGACGGCGAAGTTATCGGTTGTCATCAAACTAAACAAGATGCAATAGATCAGATGGTTGCCGTCTCTATTTCTGAGGATATTGAACCTGGTGGCGAAAGATTAAAATACAATAAATTAAAAAAAATAAAGTATCGTGTTTTGCCTGACAATTACAGACCATCTTTAAGTGAAGATGTTCCAGAGGGTCGCGCGTGTGGTAATTGTATTTTTTACAAAGAAGATGATGTTAAAGAATTTGCTAATGGTGAACTTCGTGCTTGGTGTGAAAAATGGGACGATTATGTTAATGGTGCATTTTATTGTAATGCTTGGCAGATGGATGAGGAATCACGCGCACCTGCACCAAAGAAAGATCAGATTACAGGAAGCGATGAGAATAAACCCGATAGCGCTAAAGGTGCTGGAGGCAACATAGATTTTGATGCAGCCACAGAAACTTCTTTAAGAAATAAAGTAAAAGATCATAATGACAAAATGTCGGAACTTGGAAAACCTGATTACACTCGTGCAACATTAGGTCAATTAAAAGCAGTTTATAGAAGAGGTGCTGGTGCTTTTTCGGTTTCTCATCGTCCTGGTATGACAAGAGGGCAGTGGGCTATGGCTCGCGTTAATGCTTATTTATATTTACTCAGAAACGGCAGACCTGAGAATAAAAATTATGTAAACGACAACGATCTTCTTCCAAAAGGGCATCCTAAATCTTCTAGAAATGTTAACATTACAAATGAATCAAACAATAGAGCGTTACCTGAAGAGTTAAACGTTGGCGATTATGCTATGTGGTTTAATGGCAATAATCTTTTACAAGGTGAAATTGTTGAAATACAATTCGATGGTGAACTAAGAGTTCCGAATAGTGATGTAATTCTTTTAGGGACACCTTTTAATCCTGCTGCATTAATTCAAGTTTATGAAGAGATCGGTAATGTTTGGAAAGATACTAATGTTTTTGTTGGTGTTAGTTTTGATCAATTAAGAAAAGCCGAAGATTTAGATTTAGAAGAAGATGTAAAAGAAGATATGGAAGAAGAATTTTCAGAAGAAGAAGAAGATATGCGCGCAATTAATCAAGAACCTCCAGCCTACATGCGTGCTGCAGCAAGAAGAGGATTAGAACTTAATGCCGATGGTAAAGGTGGAGATGGATTAACTGAAAAAACTATTAGAGAAGCAAGACTTATGGCCGATGGTCAAGTTTCAGACGATAAGTGGATTCGTATTGCCGCATGGATAGCAAGACACATGCCTGATTTAGATGCACCACAAAATAATGATCCTAACGATTCAGGTTATCCTGGAGCCGGACTTGTTGCACATTTACTTTGGGGATCAGGACCAAGCAAACGTGCCGCACAAAGAACTATGGAATATGCGCAAGGAGTTGTAGAAAGAATTAGAAGAGAAGAAGAGCAAGCGCGTTGGGCTAGTGTAAATGTACAATTAAGAGAAAAGAAAGAAGAAAAAATGCCAAGTACAGTTGAACGTCGTATTAATGATGTAACTTTTGAAATTCGCCAAGGCGAAGTTGATGCAAACAAAATGACTTTCACCGGTTACGCCGCAGTTTTTAATTCACCAAGTGAACCTTTACCTTTCACCGAATTTATTATGCCTGGGGCTTTTAAGCGTTCTCTTAAATCGCGTAACGAAGTAAAACTATTTATGAATCACAACATGGATATTGTTTTAGGTTCAACAAGAGCAAAGACTTTAAGATTAACCGAAGATTCTAAAGGTTTATTAGCAGAAGCCGTTTTGCCTGATACAACAGCCGGTCGTGATCTTTCAGTTCTAATGCAACGTGGTGATGTTAATTCAATGTCTTTTGGTTTCTCAGTACCAGCAAAAGGCGATAGATGGACAAATGAGGGCATGACTCGTGAACTTCATCAAATAAGATTGCATGAAGTTTCAATAGTTACCGGATTTCCAGCCTATGAAGCAACAACGGCATCAGTAAGATCTATAGATGCTCTTGCAACTCGTACCGGCATGAGTGCTGATGTTTTAGCCGATGCTTTAACAAGATTAGAAGCCGGCGAAAACCTTTCCTTAGATCACGCTTCAACCATTAACGAAGCCGTTGCTAAATTGAAAGAATCAGTTCCTAACGAAGCCGAACTTGTAGCGATAAAACAAAAACAACTCGATCTAATGTTAAAGGCGATCTAATGAATAAAGAAGAAGTTAAACAAGCAATTCTTAAAGTTGCAGGTTATCCAGAATCAGGTGCGATTGCTGAAATGGCTGAAGCGATGGCCGAAGAAATTTGTGGAACTAAAAAAGAAACTAAAAAATTTGATCCTGTAACCGAAACAAGAATTATCGGAGTTCAAGAAACCCGATAAGATTTGTGCAATAATAAATCTAACAGGTTTGCGTGTAGCCACCAACCTTGTTACTTTACTGCTTGTGAGTGAGCCTCCAGCAGGTTATCCAATCAAGTAGTAAAACCATTTCAAAAAAAAAGGAAAACAATGTCTGAATATATTAAACTTCAGCATGAAGCACGCCAAAAAGCATGGCACTCTGCAAAAGAAATTTTGGATAGAGCCGCAGCAGAAAAGCGTGATCTTACTGCAGAAGAAAATCAATCATACGAAAAAATTTCTGCTGAATTAGACGAACGCGCACGCGTTATCGAAACTATTTCAAAAGACGAACAAAGAGCAAAAGCCGCAGCCGAAGCAATGCAAAACGTTGAACTTTCAGTTGCACCACAATCCGGAAAATCTGATGCAGATGTTATTAGATCAATGGCGCGTGGAGAAGTACGTTCTTACAACTTCGAAAAAAGAGATGTATTAAAAAGTTCAACTGGTTCACCGGTTCCAACTTCTTTCTACGATCGAATTCTTATGTTGGCAAGATACGTTGGTGGACCACTAGAAACTTCAACCATCATCAATACTGCTGGTGGAGAGAATCTACAAATTCCATCACAAGCAACTTACTCAACTGCTGCAGTTAGCCCAGAGGGTTCAGCAATTTCAGAATCCGACCCAACATTTAACAGTTTTGTGACTCTTGGTGCATTTAAGTATTCTTTCTTAACCCAAATTTCTCGTGAACTTGTTGAAGATGCTGGTGTCGATATTCTTGGATTCCTTGCAGAACAAACTGGTAACGAACTTGGTTATAGAGTGAACGCCGCATTAACAACCGGAACTGGTACAACCCAACCAACAGGTATCGTAACTGTTGCTGGTTCTGCCGTAACCGGAACTGCATTAAATCCAACAGCAGACAACTTGATCGACCTTGTATATTCAATCGATACAGCCGGTCGTCGTCTACCTGGTGCAGGATTTATGATGAACGCAACATCAGTAGCAAACGTGCGTAAATTGAAAGATAGCGCTGGACAATATCTATTTAGTCCATCTCTATCTGCCGATGCTCGCGACTTGCTATTGGGTTATCCAATATTCGAAAACCCAGCGATGGCAACTGCAGCATCAGCAGTTAAACCAGTGTTATTTGGTCACTTACCAAGTTACATGGTCCGTCAAGTTGGTGGAATTAAGTTAGATCGTTCAGATGATTTTGCATTTAGCAACGATTTAATCACTTTCCGTGCAACTTTCCGAGTTGATGGAAATCTTCCACAAACTAGCCACGTTAAATACTTTAAGAGTGCAAACTCCTAATAGTAATTAATCCCTAGACCAGAAACCCCGACGGAGCGCAGGCTGTCGGGGTTTCTGCTTTTTATGTGTAGGATTTGTTGTACCTGCGAACAAAGGATTAAAAGGTGAATCGTGCCGATCGTCGTAATAAAAAATACACCGGTGAACATGTCTCCGGAACTAGCGCAAGTATTCGAAATGTTGGGATTCCCAGTAGAGGAAGAATCCTTTGGACCTCAAACGCCCCTTGGGCATCAACCGGATACGGACAACAAACGGCGCAAGTTACAAAAAGACTTAAAAAAGATAATTACGAAATAGCGATCGCTTCTAACTATGGTTTAGAAGCATCTTCAACTATTTGGGGAACTGAATATGGTGAAATTCCTGTTTATCCACGAGGCATGGATTTGTATTCAAACGATGTTGTTCCGGCGCACATGTACGATTGGGTTAATAGAGATAAAGATGCTCCGAACGCTTTAATTACTTTGTACGATGTTTGGGTTTTCAAAGGTAAAAAATGGGATGATTGGAACGTTGCTTCTTGGGTTCCTATTGACCATCTTCCTTGTCCACCTGAAGTTCGTGATTGGTGTAAAAAAGATAACGTAACTCCTTTAGCGATGTCTAAGTTTGGTAAAGAAATGCTAGAAAGAGTAGATATCCAATCCGAATATATTCCACACGCTATTGAAAAAGTTTTTAAACCAACTAACTTTATTTATACAGCAGACAACGATAAAATTACGGCTAGAGAGTTTATTAAGATTCCGGAAGATAAATTTGTTGTCGGGATGAACGCCGCAAATAAAGGGATCGTTCCTAACAGAAAAGCCTTTGGCGAAAATCTTTTAGCCTTTTCAATGTTTGCACAAAAGCATAAAGATGCAGTTCTTTACTTGCATACAGATTTTATGGGTTCCGGTGGAATAAATCTTATGGATTTAATTAACGCCGTCGGTATCCCTAAAGAGCAAGTTAAATTCATCGATCCTTATCTTTATCGTTCAGGATTAGCCCCCGAAGTTGTTGCCGCAACTTATACGGCTATGGATGTTTTATTAGCCGTCTCAATGGGTGAGGGATTCGGAATTCCAACTTTAGAAGCCCAAGCATGCGGAACTAGAGTTATAGTTTCAGATTTCGCCGCAAGTACAGAATTAGTTGGAGAGGGATGGTTAGTCGGAGGGCAACCTTTTTGGGATGCGCAACAAAGATCTTTCTTTCATAGTCCAAGCGTTCCTGAAATAGTTGAAGCCTTAGAGAACGCTTATAACAAAGGTAGGTCGAGATCAGATCAGGCAATAGAGTTCGCTAAGTTATACGAAGCCGATACTGTATTCGAAACCTATTGGAAGCCGGTTCTAAACAAACTACTTACCAGATAGGCTTTAAACACAAAATAAAGGCAAAATTAGCGACTTTTAGGAAGAGGTAGAGCAAAGATGTTGCCAGTTATGATAGTTCCGGTTTTAAGTAGACACGATATTTTAGATCGGATGATTAAATCAATTAATTACCCTATTCGCGAATTAGTCATTATCGATAACGGCGCTAAGACTCATAGTTGGGAACCGACTTGGAATCAATGGATTAGTAAAATTTGGCATCTCAAAATGCCGAACAATTTAGGCGTAGCCGGATCATGGAATCTTGGAATTAAATCAACCCCGATGGCCGATTACTGGGTTATCTCTAATTTTGATGTCGAGTGGGGAGGAGATAGTTTAAAAATGTTTAGTGAACTTTCTCATCCCGAAAAACTTGTTTTGTCTAATGGAACTCCGGAGTGGTGCGCTTTTTCAATCGGTTGGCAAATCGTAGACAAAGTTGGATTATTCGATGAGGCTTTTCATCCTGCCTATTTTGAAGATAACGATATGCAACGAAGAATAGAAAAGAAAGGGATGGAAGTTGTTAAATCTTTTATCCCTATCGCGCACGATAACTCTTCAACTCTAAAAGCAGGGTTTCAACAATTAAACGAACATACTTATATAAACAATTATGATCATTACAGGTGCAAGCAAAACTATGATGATTTTTCCGAGGGTGGATGGCAAATACGTCGGAGGAGACAAAACTCATGGGATTAAGAGTTTATACAGGTGGTACTTTTGATTTGTTTCATGCCGGACATTTAAATCTTTTAAAGCGTTGTCGTGAAATTGCTGGTGTTAAAGGTCAAGTAATTGTTTCATTAAACACAGATCAGTTTATTGAAAAATATAAAGGTAAAAAACCTTTAATCTCTTACGAGGATCGAAAAGCGATTCTTGAATCATGTCGTTATGTTGATTCAGTTATGGAAAACTACGGAGGAGAGGATTCTAAAGAATCAATAATTCTTGCGCAACTAATAGATGTTGTTGCAATCGGATCAGATTGGGCAAGAAAAGATTACTATAAACAAATGAACTTCACACAAGATTGGTTAGATGAACAAGGAATAAGTTTAATATATATTCCTTACACGAAAGGAATATCTAGTACAAGTATTAAACAAAAATTATGATTATTATCGGAACAACCCCAGATAGATCTCACTGGTTAAAAGATTGCATTAACTCACTCAAACAACCCTGCGTAGTTATTAGCGATTTTGATTTTGAATTAGGTAAATTAAAATGGGCAAGCAAACAACTAAACGAAAGATTTTTCTTTTTTCAAGATTCTATAGTTTTTAAACAAACAGATTGGGTTTTTGATCTATTAAATAACTACGAACATGTTTCTTTAACAAGTGATCCGGTTGTTTATGGAACTTATATGGGGATTTATGATCCTAAGATTTTAAGGGAACTTGAAATCCCTATCCCTATATCTAAAAAGGAATCTATAGAATATGAACTTTCTTGGACAAAAACCTATGTTGAAAAAGTTGGATCAGTACATGTCGCTTTCCCTGATCTAACTGACTCAAAAGCAACGCGAAAAGAAATAAAACATGGTCGAGAAAACTTAGTCTTGGAGAACGATTACCTAATCAAATTTAAAGGTGATTGGGGTCAAATTGTGCATTAGACTATATGTAAGACTTATTACGGAGAACCTATGGCAATAACAAACGGCTACGCAACTTTAAATCAAGTTAAAGCCGCACTTAGAATTACCGATTCAACCGAAGATGCTTTATTAGAAATTGCGATCGAGGCGGCATCTAGAGCGATCGACGGCAACACCGGTAGAAATTTTTATAACGCAGGAACGGCAACAAGATACTTCGCGCCCGATGATGATTTTGTTTTATTAATAGATGATCTAGCCGGAACTGCTATAACTTTACAAACAGCAAATAACGCTGATGGTGTGTACGACGTAACTTGGGCAACTGACGATTACCAATTAGAACCTTTAAACGGAAACTCAGATGGAATTGCTTGGCCATATACAAGAATTCGTGCAATCGGAGATTACCTATGGCCGATCTTAAATGGTGAAGCACTAGCAAAAATAACCGGAGTTTGGGGCTGGACTTCAGTTCCTATTGCCGTAACTCAAGCATGTGTAATTCAATCTTCAAGAATTTATAAACGTTTAGATTCACCTCTTGGTGTTGCCGGTTTCGGCGATATGGGAGTTATGCGCGTAACTCGTGATCTTGATCCCGATGTTGCACAACTTATCGGAACTTACAGAAAAGTTCGAAACGTTGGCTAGCATAACGAATATTCGCGCCGGATTAGCAACGCGATTAGCAACAATTTCAGGATTAAGAACTTCTTCTACACAACCAGATAACCCTAATCCACCAATAGCCGTAATAATTCCAGACAACACAAGATACGATGACACTTTCGGTCGAGGTATGGATACAACAACTTTTAGAATTATTCTTATCGTTTCAAGAGTTGCCGAAAAACAAGCACAGAACGCTTTAGATGCTTATTGCGCAACAACAGGTTCTTCAAGTATCAAAGCCGCAATAGAGGGTGATAAAACACTTGGAGGAAGCGTTTTCGATTGTCGCGTAATCGAAATGCGGAACTATGGACAAATTCCTATCGGAGATGTGACATACTTAGGTTGTGAGTTCGTAGTTCTCACTTACGCGTAAGAAAGAGAAAGAGAAAAAACATTATGCCGAAATTCGCAGCAACCGATTATGCGATTACCATTAATGGAAGTTCTTTTGCTACAAGTCTTAATTCTGTAGAATTAGCACTTACAGCAGATGATCTCGAAACCACTGCTTTCGGTGGCGAGTGGAGAACCAGAATTGCTGGTTTAAAGTCCGGATCTTTAACTTTAAACTTTATGCAAGACTTTGGTGCTTCTTCCGTTGATGCAACTTTATATCCCCTATTTGGATCAAATGCAACTGTCGTTATTAAACCAACTTCAAGTGCTATTGGTACAACTAATCCTGCTTACACAGCAGTTTGTTTAGTAACACAATATTCTCCGTTCGCTTCCAGCGTTGGCGATATTGCAACCCTTTCTGTAACTTGGCCAACTTCCGGTACAGTTACAAGAGGAACTTCTGCTTAATAACAAAGGATAAAAAGTGTTTCTTAACCTGCGCATCACTTCAAAAAATAAATCTACTCGCGATGTTAAAGCAGAGTGGGCAGATTTTATTGCTTTTGAAGATGAATTCGATCAAGCATTTACAATAGTTTTAGACCCTAAAAAATCAAGATTAAAACATTTAACTTGGTTATCTTGGCACGCCGAATCAAGAGATCAGAAAACAAAACTTTCTTTCGAAGATTGGTGCAAAGATATTGCTCAATGTGGATTTGTTGTAGGCAATGAGGTCGAAGATATAGACCCCCTGGAGAGCAAAGCGCCCACTGGCGCTTAATTCATCTTGCTTACGAGTTTCACATTAGTCCAGAACAAATTATTTCTTTATCGCCTAGAATTGTAAGAACAATGGAACGCTATTTGCGCTGGCGTGTTACCGAAATCAATAAACCTAGAAAGTAAAAAGTTAATGGCAATTAAAGAAGTCGGATCAGATGCCAACGGAAATATTAAATTAGAGGGTGTATTCGAGTTATTAGAGGATTTAAAAAAATATGAACAAGTCGATTTAAAGAAAAGTCTTTTTAGAGAGATGACTAAAATTGCGCAACCTATTGTCAAAGATGCACAGTTTTTTCTTCCTACACAAACAAGTACGCTCTCAGGTTGGGGTGGAAAAAATACTTCTAGTGGGGTCAATGTCGGACCAAACGAAAGATGGAAACCTAAGCAATCAGGATCTTGGGGTTTCCCTGTTTATCACGAAGCCTCTGCTAAGAAAGGTGTTCGCGCTCAGGTAGGACCAAAAGGAAAAAATAAAGGTAAAAACTTTTACACGAATTTGCTATCCGTTATTCAATCTAATGGTGCGGCAATGGTTTTCGAGTACGCTGGAACTAAATCTAATAACAAGTTTGCTAAAGCATTAGAATCTAAAGGATTCGGTAGACCGATGAGATCTTTATTTAAAGCCGTAGATAAGAATTTAAAAGAAGTTCAAGATGGTGTCAAAGATGCGATAATAAGAACAGAAGAAGAATTTAACACTCGACAAGCAAAAGTGAGAGGTGATAAATAATGGCCATTATTGCCAGTATTATCTCTACGTTCGATCCTAGAGGTTTAAATAATGCTAAGAAATCTTTTTCTGCTTTAACCGACTCAAACGTTTCAGGTGCTAAAAAACAACAAATAGCAATGAAACTTTTAGGTGGTGCTTTTGCTACTGCCGGAGTTGCCGCAGGTGGTTTTGCAATAAAACTTGGAGTGGATGCAGTTAGGGCTGCAATAGCCGAAGAAAAAACTATTGCTAATTTAAATAGAACTTTACAAAATCTAGGTGTTGGTTTTCAACAAACGCAGGTAGAAAATTTTATAACACAAATGCAGTTTGCTACTGGCGTTTCAGATATGCAACTACGACCTGCAATGAATCAACTTGTTCTTGCAACTAACGATGTTGCGCAAGCACAAAGAATTTTAGAACTCTCTTTAAATATTTCAGCATCAACCGGAAGAGATTTAGAATCAGTAACAATGGCTATGAGCAAGGCAGCGATCGGAAATTTTACTGCTTTAACTCGTCTTGGTGTTCCTTTAGATAAAACAATAATTAAAAATAAAGATTTAGATGCTGCATTAACAAGTTTAGAAGATAAATTTCAAGGAGCATCTGCAGCAGCAGCCGGAACTATGGCTGGAAAGATTTCTATCCTAACCGAACGCGTAGGAGAAGCACAAGAGGCAATAGGTTATGACTTAATTCTTGCTTTACAACTTGCTGCAAATAAAATGGATGGAGTAGGTGGAGTTGCTGATTCGATTACAAATATGGGTGATCGATTAGGTGATTTTATTGTTGGTCTTGGATATTACATTGGAGAAATTGATTTATCGATTGATGGAACAAATCGATTTACCAAGGCAATAGAAAAAACTGGGCAACAAATTGTTTTCAGTATCCTTGGACCTTTAGGTGCCGCGATTCCTGCAATAGGTGATTTGTTTGGTTCAGTTGCAGATAAAGGCGATGAATTAAAAACTTCTAACGAAAATAATGCCCTTGTCGCTCAACTTGCTGGAGATCGATATACAGCATTAGCAAAATCTTTAGGTTATCTAACAAACTCTACTGAAGAAGTTATAGATGTAGAAAAAGAAGAAGCCGAAGCATTAAAGGCTGCAGAAAAAGCGGCAAAAGAAAAAGAAAAAGCATTACAAGATTTACAAAGAGCACAAGAACGTATTAAAAAAACTTCACAAGACTTTGCTTCTTTTGTTGCAGGAACTAGCCCTAAAACAATACAGGGATCTCTAGATGCCGCCAAAGTCGCTGTTGATGATATGCGAAAAGAATTTAACGGAATAAGATCAGTAACAGAACAAACAGCAGATAGGTTTTCCGATCTTTCCGGAGTTGTTAAGGATGAATTAGGTTCTGCTTTCTCATCTGCTGAAGATCAACTTCAAAGCGCTAAAGAAGCCTTTAACGAATTTAGAGATGCTATTTCCGGATCTATTACTGGAACTATAGATTTTGCTTCTGCTATTGAAGATCAAGACTTTGTAACAGGTTTAGAAGCGCAAGCAAATACGGCGATTAAGTTTTCAGAAAAAGTTGGAAAACTTTTAGAACTTGGTTTATCAGAAAGAGCATTAAGGGAAGTTCTAGAAGCAGGTGCAGAAACCGGAACTGCGATTGCTGATCAGATTATTGCCGGTGGTTCAACAGTTGTACAAAAAGTGAATACCTTAGTTGCTTCAGTTGATAATGTTGCAAGTATCGTCGGACAAAAAGGTGCAGAAGCATTTAAGTCTGCCGGAGTTGCTCAAGGTCAAGCACTTGTAGACGGAATTAAAGAAAGTATTGTTAATGCTGCAGCAGAAATCGCTGCACTTGCTTCATCTTTAGGGTCAGTAACTATTGTTCCTCCGGTTACAAACACATTAGTTCAAGAACCAAAACCTTTACAGACTATAAAAGAACCAACTCCTACAGAATTAACTCGTACAGAAAAAATTGTTAAAGCAGCCGGAGGCGCTGGATCAACTCCTGCAAGTAGACATTACACAGCGATGGCCGCAGCGATGGGAAAAATTCGTCTTGCTGACGGAGGAATTGTTATGGGACCAACTAACGCTCTTATCGGGGAAGCCGGACCAGAAGCAGTTATTCCTTTATCAGGAACTAATTCAGTAAAAATGGGAACAACTTACAACATAACTGTTAATGCCGGAATAGGAACTAATGGTGCTCAAGTCGGAAGAGAAATTGTAGACGCAATTAAGAAATTCGAAAGAACTTCCGGACCAGTTTTTGCGAGCGCGTAAATGTCTGTACCAAATACAACTGTAGAAATTGGTTTCGATTTATCTTCTCAAGGTGGACCATTTTTTACTTTAGACGATTCTGTGCAAGGTGTTTTAGATAACACAGATTTTACTTTAGGTGGAACTCTTTTTTACGATATTTCAGAATTTTTGTTAGGAGTTCAAGTAGCGCGTGGAAGAAGTCGAGAACTTGACCGATTTAACGCAGGACAACTCGATGTTCTTTTAGATAATCGCGCAAGAACTTTTGATCCTCTTTATTCCTCAAGCCCTTTTGCCGGACAAATAATTCCGCATAGAGAGATAAGAGTTAAATCTAATAACGAAGAAGTTTTTTTCGGGGTAATAGACGATTGGAATTTAGATTACACACCAACCGGCGACAATACGGCAACAGCGATCGCTTCGGATGGTTTTACTCTTCTAGCAACTCAAGCGCTGTCAGCACATACAGCAACTTCACAATTAACTGGCGCTAGAGTTAATGCTGTTTTAGATAGATCAGAAGTCGATTGGCCGGAAACGCTTAGAACAGTTGAAACCGGATTAACAACTTTACAAAATGATGTTGTTGATTTAGGAACTAACGTCTTAGATTATTTACAAACTGTTGCCCTTTCTGAACCTGGGTTTATTTTTATCGGTAAAGATGGTTATTTCAACTTTCAACAAAGAACACAAGATATTTCCTCTACGGCTGTAAAAACTTTTGCCGATGACGGAACAGGAATCTCTTTTAATACCTTACAAGTTATTTACGGATCAGAACAGTTGTATAACAGAATTACTATAACTTCGCCTAACCTGACCCCTAAAACAGCAAACGATACTGATTCACAAAACCAATACGGCATTTCCACGTTAGAACAAAATCTTCTATTAAATTCAGATGACGATGCACAAGATCTTGCAGATTATCTATTATCAAGATATTCAGAACCAGAATATAGGTTCGAGGCACTAGAAATTGAACTAGCAAATCTTTCAACAGCGCAACAAAATGAGGTTTTATCCCTTGAATTAACCGATATTGTTAGAGTTAAATTTACCCCTAATGCGATCGGTTCGGCTATAGATAAATATGCGCAAATAACCGGAATTCAGCATCGAACAAATTCTATCTCGCATAGGGTTACAATAGGATTAAGCACTTTAGATTATGCAAATTTCGTTCTAGATGATAGCATTTTCGGAGTACTTGATTCTAGCCAATTAGGTTTTTAAGGAGTTATTCGTGGGTTCAGGATTTAAAACCTTTACAGCAGGTTCGGTTTTAACGGCCAGCGATGTTCAGAATTATTTGCAAGATCAAGCCGTTATGGTTTTTGGTGGTACTGCCGCAAGATCTTCAGCAATAGGCACAGCAAATTTCGAAGAGGGCATGCTTACATATTTAACAGATGTAGATAAGTTACAAGTTTATACAGGATCATCTTTTCAAGATGTGTATCCACCTGCCGCAACAAGTCAAGGCATGACTTTAATTAATACAACTAGTTTTAGTGGAGTAACTCAACAAATAGTACCTAATGTATTTAGCACAACTTATACAAATTATCGAATTCTAGTTAATATAACTTCATCTGCTGCAACTTTTACAAATTTACAATTTAGATATGGTTCTAGCAGTACACCCAATAGCAATACAAATTACAATAATAAAGGTTTATTTGTTGATGCAACAGTTTCAGCATTAGACCAAGCAGGTGCAGGAAAAATTTCATTTGGGTATCTGAATTTCCCACCTGCTGCTAATAGTGGCAGTCGTGTTGCAGTAATGGACGTTTTTAATCCTTTTGAAACTTTACAAACTTTATCAATAGGTTTTGGCTATGATACCAGTGACCGATACTGTACTCAAATGGTTAGATTTGACCAAACAACAAGTTTTACTGATTTTGTAATTTTACCAGCCAGTTCAAATATAACTGGGTCAATTTCAATTTATGGTTACAACAAATAGGAGTTAGAAATGTCTAAATTAAAAGATGAACAAATTTTTGTAGGTATAGGTAATGAAATTTTTGAACTTACTGGTGCAGATAAAGAAGCGTTTTTAGAAGATAGAAATGCACGCGCTCAAGAAGTCGTATTACTTGAAGCCGAGCAGTTAGCAAAACAAACTGCGCGTGCTAATGCAATACAAAAACTTGCTGAGATCGCCGGATTAACAGAAGAAGAGATTAACTCAATTCTTTAAATGTATATACATTGTGTATACAAATAATTAAACTAAATTACATTATAATTAATTAAGTTCTTGCGCCCAAATAGCGCAGGAGAAAAATATGCGTTTCAAGATAACTACATTAGCAATAACATTTTCATTAATAACTTCACCAGTGATCGCTTTTACTGAACCTTTTCCTGGAAGTTATCGTGAAAATACAGATATAACTTGTCCGGCACAATATCCTATAAAAACAGGTGAGGGCGTTATGGGTGGAGGTTATATTACAACTTGTTGGACTCAACAGGCTTGGAATCTTCAGATGGCCGGAGGAGATGATTGGACTAGATGGTTAGCCGGAACTTACACTCCTGCTCCTACACCTACACCTACAGTTACAGTTACAGCCGAACCAATTATTACTGAAAGAGTTGTAGAAAGAGTTGTTTCGGGAGGAACTCAAGTTCTTGTAAAAGAAGTTCCTGCACCAGCACCGGATCTTTCAACTATGAAAAAAATAAAAGATCATATAAAGAAATTAAAGAAAGAAATTAAGTCACTCGAAAAGAAACTAAAAACAAAATCGAACAAATAGAAGAAAAACCTTGGTTCACGATTGAAGAAATTTTAGATGCTTATCAGAAACGTTTTGTTGTTTTAGGTCACAAAAGACAACTTTGGCTAACTGATAAGCATCTGATTAATCGTTTAAATAAGTTCTCTCATCCTCAATTTGCTACAACGGCAGATTTAGAGAACGCCGTTATGCTTTCGCCGTCTCAATCAACTAGAAAAGCAAACATTAATCGTTACAAAATGATCTACAGGCATCTTATTTATTTAAAACTTATTCCGGAAATAGAATCACCTGCAGAGAAACTTCCTAAATTAAGAAAACCTAAATCAAGCCCTAGACCTTTTACGCATAATGAAGTCGCTTTAATTATGAAAGAAGCGAAAGAGCCTCAGAAGCATTGGTTTATTTTGTCGTGCTTTGCCGGTTTAAGGGCTGCAGAGATTTCGTTATGTGCCGGCGCTGATCTTGAAGAGCAACAAGATGGTTATATGTTACGAATTCCAGCAGGTAAAGGTGGAACTGATCTTGCTTTACCGGCGCATCCGATCGTTGTAGAAATGATCAAATCGTATAAAACTTTTGCAAGATTATGGCCAACTATGAAACCTCACTCTTTGTCAGTTGCCGCATGTAAAGAACTTAGACGATTAGGGATAAATAAAAAACTTCACTCAGGCAGACATTATTTTGCAACTAACGCTTATTCGGTTTCCGGTGGGGATATTTTAGCCGTTTCTAAACTTATGCGTCACGCTTCACCGGCTACTACAGCGATTTATGCAGAATTGGCTTCGCCTGTAGCAAAAAAAGTTATAAATTCTTTAACGATTCCTACTGTAGAATTAGATTAACGAAAGGTTTATAAATGAATATTAAAATTATGAAAGATGTTGTTTTCCGTTCCGTTGCACTATTTTTAGTTACAGCCTTACCGGCTATTGGTGCTGGTTCTTTTATAGGTGTAGAACCTGTTAATTCTGCTGTAATTGCTGGAGCGTTAGCAGTTTCTCGCATTATTACTGATCTTGCTAAAGCATTTTTAGATGACGGAAAACTTACCCAAGAAGAAGTCGATGCAATATTTAAAAAGGCTAATAAGAAAGAAGAATCAAAATAAATGGGATTACCGATTCAAGATGGAAAGATTACAACTCCTTATAAGAAAAAAGGAAAAATGTGGTCTAAGGGTTACCATACAGGAATTGATTTTGCTGTTCCTGTTGGAACTAACATTATTGCTGTCGCTGATGGTGTTATCGCTAACGCCAACTGGGGCAAATCCTACGGCGTACAAATTGTTCAAGAAGTTGTACAAAACGATAAAAAATCTTGGGTTATTTATGCACACTTGTCGAAATCATTAGTTAAAGCCGGAGATAAAGTTACAAAGGGTCAGCATATAGGCGAATCCGGTAATACCGGTAATTCAAGTGGTCCACACTTACATTTCGAGAATAGAAATAATATTCGTTGGAGTGCCGGACAAGATTTAGATCCGAAAGCGATCCTAGAAGCATAAATGAATAGGCGCAATAACCTGCGCTTACTTTTAATTTTTATCCTCATTGGATTTGTTATTTCACCTGCTTTTGCTGACGAGCAAGAAATAAATTTAACTCCTGAACAAACCTATGTTGATGTGCCGGTTGTAACCGAAGAGCAAACAACTATTCATATAGAAACTATTTCGGGAACTCCTCAGACTAACCCATCGTTTATTGATTCTTGGGTTTATTTATTAGATTCAACTTATAACGTGTTATTTGCTGATGATGATTCAAACCATAGTGCTAGCAACGTGTTAGCATCTAAAATTAATCGAGTTATCGAAGCAGGGCAATATTATATTCGCGCAACTTCTTACGCTTTTGTTTGTTGCAACAATCCTGTAACCGGATCTTATCTTTTAACTTGGAACGGCGTAACAACTATTACCCCTACACCTACGCCGTCAATCGAACCGACTCCAAGTTTAGAACCTACTATTTCACCAAGTCCAACTTTAGAACCTGAATTGCCTACACCAACTCCGACGATAGAACCAACATTACAACCAGAGATAAACCAAAACACAGATAACTCAGAAAGCGAACCGATTTTAATTTCGGAAACTCCAACGCCACTACCAGACATAACCCCCCAAGAGATAGTAACGATAGAGCAAGAAATAGAAGAACAAATAGTTGTAGAAGAAACATTAGAAACACCAATCGAAGAAGTTCCACTAAGTATAGAAGAATTACAAGAACAAATAAATGCTGAATATATAGAAGAAAACACTATACAATTAGAGTTACCAACTGCGCTAGTTGATATTCCTGGCGCTGAATTAATATTTGCTAGTGCTGAAGCAGTTTTAAATGTTGGTTCCGACATGACGGAAGAAGAAAGAGAAGAAGCGCAATCGGTTGTTGTTAGCGCAATCGTATTAACACAAATAGCGCAAATGGCTAGCGTAGGAATTAGTAATAGGAGACTTAAATAAATGAACTGGGTTAAAAAATATTTACTGGCTTTTGCTTCAGACACTTGGACTTATGTTGGATTATTAATCGCATTTTTCACTTTAGAGGGTTCTGCTAAAATTGTCACAGGTTATTTAATTCTAGGTGGATTAGCGATTTGGTTAATCTCTTTACCTTGGAGAGAAGATTCTTAAATGTTAATTCTTGAAGCCGGTCAATATGCCGGTGCTATTACAGCGATCTTGATTTTAGCCGGAATAATAATAAAGTGGGGGATCTTGAAGCCTATAAAAATTTATATAGATCAAGCGACTTACCCTATTCATCCAGAGAGCAACGGAGGCAGATCCTTGCCCGATGCTATAGAGGGAATTAAAAGGATCGAAAATAGAGTAATAGATATAGACACAAGATTAACTAAACTAGAGGATAAAAAGCGCTCTAAATCCTGACTTTGTCGGTGCGACACTATAGGCTTTTTAAAGCCCTATAGAGAGGATAAATAAATGGGTGAAACTGATCTATTAGATAAATTAATTCAAGAAGCAGACGAAACCGAATTCAAATGCTCTTGTTGTAATTTAGGAACTTGTGTTTCTATTGACGAAATGGTGGAGCCTTATGGGTTTTGATCTTTCGCAATATGAAACTGTAGACGAACGTTTGCATAAATTTTATGAAACGAATCCGAACGCGCGTGTATTTACCGAATTAGTTTCTTTCACTAATGAGCAATACATTGTAAAAGCGTTTATATTTCGCGACGCAAACGATACTCAACCACTTGCAACTGGTTACGCTGAAGAAAGAATCGGATCTTCTCCGGTGAATCGTAACTCTGCTTTAGAGAACTGTGAAACATCGGCTCTCGGCAGGGCTTTAGCAAATGCGGCAGTTAGCGCTAAAGGTAAAAGACCAAGTGCGTTAGAGATGGCTAAATCAGAAAGGCAAGAGGGATCAACTTACAAACATGTAGGAGGAGCACCTTTTCCAACTGAAGCGTCAGAAAAGCAAGTTGCTTTTGTAAAAACTATCTGCGAGGATGCTTTTACAAATTCGGGTTGGTTAAATAATCCGGAAGCCTTAACTCATGTTACAGAGTGGTTAGGAAATAAAAGAACAATAAAATCGTTTAATGAATTCTCTAAAAAAGAAGCAAGCAGAATCATTAACGACAAGATGGGAACTCAAGGAGTCACGAACCTTGTAAAGTTCTTGCAATCAAAACAACCTGCAGATCGTGATCCTTGGGAAACCCCTAAAGATTAATACCGAAAGGTGTTACATGCTGGAAGAACTATTATTGGCTCTGTTCGGAATTAGAACAGAACCTCCTGTGCAGGAGTATCCGAATAGAGTCGTAGTAGTGCAAGAAAGTAGATCTAGAGATTTTGTAGATTACGCAAGAAAAAAGATAGATAACGAAACAGAATTTAAATGTTTTGATGAATTAATGCACCGAGAATCTTCTTGGAGAACAAGAAAAGATCCTCAGTTCGCCGATAATCCAAATTCAAGTGCTTACGGAATTCCACAGGCGCTTCCTGGACATAAAATGAGTTCGGCAGGACACGATTGGGCAACTAACCCAATTACTCAGATTCGGTGGGCAATCGGATATATTGAAGAACGTTATAAAACGCCTTGTAAAGCGTTAAAGTTTCACGACGAAAGAGGTTATTACTAGATGATCGATATTTTGATAATGCTTTTCTTTATGAGTTTTGCAACTATTTGTTTAATTGTCCTTTTAGTGATCAGTTTGTACGCCATTTGGGCAAACTTAAAATCTGAACCGGAAGATAAACTAGATTCGAGGATTTTTAAATAATGGGATTAAAAGAGGCTTTAGATCAAGAACCCGAAGTTATTAATCAAGTTTGCCGAATCTATGCGATTAAGAAAAAAATGTCTGCCGAGGATAAAAAGGTTTTAGAGGAATCTTTAATAGATCCGGAAGTTTCTACAGCAGGATTGTGTCGCGCACTTAAAAAAGAGGGATTCTCCATTAGTATTCATGCAATAGGCAGACATCGCAGAGGAGATTGCATTTGTCACTCAAGGACTCACTAGAAGATTTAGATAATCAAAAGTCACCGGATCAAAAGCCTTGGGCAGAGATCGGACTCGATGGAGGCCAAATTTACACCGGTGTGCTCGATACACCTATAGCCGATGATTGGACTCCGATCCTTAGATCTTTCGGTTTAGATCCTGACGTATTTATGGTTGTAGATGATAAAGTTAAAATGTCCAAGTGGCAACAATCAAAAAGAACAGAATCCGGCGATCGTGACGTAATCTGGTTGTACGCCTATAAAGCAGTTTTTAAACGCAAAGCCGGATTAGTTTTAGCCGATTCAGAATTTGAAAAGTACCGAAAAGAAGTTAAAAACTTTAAACCTAGAAAACCTATTAAAACTTCAGATGAGCAACCTACGACTTTTGTTGTTAATTGGGCAGATTGGCAGTTAGGTAAATCTGCAGGAGGAGGAATCAAATCAACAGTTAAAAGAATCGAGGAATCTTTTCAAAAAACTGTAGATCGAATTCATGATTTAAGAAAACTTGGAAGAAATATTAACGAAATAGCGATAGTAAACATGGGTGATCCTGTGGAGGCTTGCACGGGACATTACGCATCTCAAGAGTTTTCAGTTCAGGCAACGCAAAGGCAACAACTCTTACTCGCTTTAGATCTTTGGACTATTGGATTAAAAACTCTTTCCGATTATTCCGACAACATCACTTTTATTGGAACTTTATCTAATCATGGGGAGTGGCAACGTAGGAACGGAAAACAATTTACAACTGATTCTGATTCTGCTGATGGTTTTCTTGCTGATGCTATAAAAAGAATTTTTAGCGAATCTGCTTATAAAATTAATTGGGTTATTCCTCATGATGAAATGTGTGTACAAACTGAACTAAGTGGAGTTCCTATTGCTTTTACACATGGTCATAAAATATCTGGAAAAGAAATAGATTGGTTAAGAGGTCAATCTATAAAACTATTAAGAGATCATGGTAAAGAACCTAAACTTTGGGTTACAGCACACAAACACCATGTAAAAGTTGATGACTTTGGACCTTGGTGGAGATTTCAATGCCCTAGTTTAGATGGGGGATCAAAATGGTACGAAGATTTAGCCGGCGCTTGGAGTACTCCAGGAACTTTAACTTTTCTTGTAGGTCAGCATGACAAAAACTACTGGTCAGATATTGCCGTTCTATGACTAGCGAAGAATTAGCAAAAGCAATCGGGCATACGATTGCAAATGTACAATCAAGAATTCTAAACATAGGTGCGCAACAATATGATTTAGGGGATAAACAAAAAATTGAATCTAAAAATATTCCACAAGTTTTAGATGACGCTCTAGAAGAGTTAGATGATCTTTTGGCGTATATTAGTTTTACAAGAATTCGGGTAGCACGTCTGCGTGCGTTGTTATCCGAACATGATCCGGTCGATTAGGTCGCCTCTACCAATCGACCGATGATGCGACCCTCCACGAATCCCTACGTGGGGGGTTCGCTTTTTCCCTCACGAAACGCCGGACACCTACCCCTATTGACTTTTGTTATACC